GCTGGTAATCATTATAATTATAATAATAAAGAAATATATTTTGTTGATGACTATACTGCTCACTTCAATTTCTGTAAGCAATTATTAACTGGAGATGGTGGAGATAATATTCCTCAGTTAAAGAAAGGATTAGGTCCTAAGACTGCAGAAAATATTCTATATGGTAGTACTTATGAAGAATTAATTCCTAAAGTATATAGAGAATATAGAAGAGTATTAGGTACTGGATATAGAGAAAGATTAAATCTAATCGGTAATCTAATATGGATGAAGAGAACATGGTCAGAAGAATTGGAATGGAATTATGGTAAATATATCAAAAAAGATCGTGATCAAAGGCAAGCCAATGACAGCGAATCGAATGAACGGAAAGAGAGTAGCGAAGACCAAGACAGGTAAGAACTTTGTAATGGAATATCCTACAACTCAATACAAAGAGTTCTATGAGTCTGCTAAAGAAGCTTGTTTTGATGTTAATTTAAATCTAAAAGATAAGTATAGTATTAAAGCAACTATAAATGCTTATCATTCAAATTCAAGATTTGATTTAGATAATTGTATCAAACCAACATTAGATGCTTTGCAAAAGATCTTAAAGTTTAATGATTGTTTTGTAACTGATATTATTGCATCTAAGCATAAAGTTGCTAAAGGTGAAGAGAAAACTGAAGTAGTTATAGAAAGTATAAATCATGGCTGATACTAAAAGATATCCATGTAGTGATTGTGGTTCATCAGATGGAGTAATGATAGATCCTAAAGATGGACATGCATATTGCTTTGCATGTAATAAGAGAAGTAAAGAATATGGAACCTATACCCGTACAAGTTCTAATCAATTTGATAAACTCACCATCGATGATATTAGTAGGTTTAGTAGTTTGGATATTACTAGCCGTCATATCGAAAGATCGGTAGTAGAATATTTTAAAGTTAAGACTCATGTATATGATAATAAACCTGCTCACTTCTATCCATATGGAAATACTGGTTATAAAATAAGAATATTACCAAAAGAATTTAGAATTATAGGTAAGCTTAAAGGATTGTTTGGGCAATCTATATTTCCTAAATCAGGTAATATGTTAGTTATTACAGAAGGAGAATTAGATGCACTCAGCGTTGCTCAGGCGTCTTTTAAACTTAATAATAAGATATGGCCAGTAGTATCTATTCCATCTGCTAATCAATTAAATGAATTATTAAATCAAAGAGATTGGGTAAGATCATTTAAGACTGTAGTATTATGGTTAGATAGTGATAGTGTAGGTAAGAAAGCAATTAATCAAGCAGCTAAGATTATAGGTTTTGATAAAGTTAAAGTAGTAGATAGTAGTTATAAAGATGCTAATGAAACTCTAATGAAATCAGGTCCTAAAGCTGTAAATGAAGCAATATGGGGAGCTAAAGTATATTCTCCAGCAGGTGTATTAACAGGTTCTGATATATGGGATCAATATCAAAGTCATAAAGATATAATATCAATTCCATATCCAGATTGTTTAAATGGTTTAAATAAGAAATTAGAAGGTATTAGGCAAGGTGAAATAACATTATTTACTAGTGGTACAGGTTCAGGTAAATCTACTGTGCTAAAAGAAATAATTATGGATCTTGTTAAAGTACATAAGCAAAAGGTAGGTTTAGTATCGCTTGAAGAAAGTATATTTGAAACTACTAAAATTTTTCTAAAGATGAATAAAAACACCGAAGGGTGGCCGAATGAACGGGACAATTTCAATGATTTGTTCGGTGAAAATAACATCGTCTTATTAGATCATCAAGGATCTGTTAATGATGCCAGTTTAATAGATAAGATTGAGTATATGGCTCTGATGGGTTGTACTCATATAATATTAGATCATATAACCATAGCCGTTTCAGAAGGTTCTGAAGGACTTGAAGGTAATGCTGCAATAGATAAGATGATGAGTGATCTTCTTAAAGTAGTAAAGAAACATAATATATGGTTAGGTCTTATTAGTCATTTACGAAAATCAGGTGGTAAAGCATTTGAAGAAGGTAATATGGCTTCTATAGATGATGTTAAAGGATCTGGATCTATTAAACAAATTAGTTTTGATATTATTGCTTTTAGTAGAAATCTTACAGCTACTAATGAACATGATAGAAATGTAATTAGATTTACAGTATTAAAGAGTAGATTTACTGGACTAACTGGTCCTGCTGGTTCTGCTAAATTTAATAATGAAACTTATAGGTTAGTTAATAATGATTCAGGATTCCAAATCAATTAGATTAGATAAACTATATATGGATATAGCCCTCAGAGTAGGGCTAGAATCCAAAGATAATAAACATAAAGTAGGAGCAATAATTGTTGACAAAGATAAAAGAAATATTCTTTCGTTTGGTTGGAATGGAACACCATCAGGTACCAGTAACGAGACAAGATGTAAACATGGAATTACAAAACGTGAGGTTATCCACGCAGAAACTAACGCAATATGTAAACTCGCTACATCCACAAGATCGTCCTCACAAGGAATATTATATACGACAATTAGTCCATGCTTCGAATGCGCTAGATATGTTATTCAAGCAGGTATTAAAGAAGTAATATATAAAGAAGTCTATGAAATAGAGGCTATAGGACTCTTAAAACATGTAGGCATTATAGTTAGAAAGTTAGAAGAATGAGAGATATAAGATTAAGAAAAGGAAAAGATGAAGTAGTATCTTATCCAGAAGATATGTTTGTAGTCTATCATCATGTAGATCCAGAATCTTTAGATGTAGTATATGTAGGTGAAGGTAAGATAGATAGAGCATTTCAAATAAATCATAGAACTGAAGCCCATCATAGATGGTTAATAGATAAACTTGAAAAGTTTGATATTCAAGAAATAGTTAGAATAAAAGGTGGAAATATGACTAAAGATGAGGCTTTAGTTGTAGAGAAACATGAAATTAAATGTTGCTTAAGAAAAGGCTGCAATCTATATAATATAGAAAAGAACCCGTATAGAAGAGCGAGGACAGAAAGTGAAAGAAATCAAAGCATATCTAAACAACATGTTGGAGACAGCCAACCGGAGAGCTGTCAAAGTAATTAAAGAATATGATATAGATATTGATGAAAGAATAAAAGATGCTTTAAGAATTATACTTGTTCATTTCAGAAGAAATAGAGAAATAGATGAAAATGGTACTAAAATAGAGTCGTGTAAACTTACGGCTCTATCCATTGCTATTGGTAAAATTATATTAATAAAATCAAATCAAAGAAATATATCATTATATCAAGGTACTTGTATTGATATAGGAGATTTCTTCTTAGAAGGGTTTTATGAATTTAATTGGATAGATATTCTTAGAAATGGTGAAAGTCTTAGAGATATAAAATATTGTGGTGGCCGTAAACCCTGGGTTGTCAAGAGGGGTCGTAATTGGGATGAGATATATAATCTATTGTCTACTAAAGAAAAGTTCCTGAATATTGATAATACTTCCACTACTAGAATTCCTGATATTGATAGTTTATTTCAAGATAATGGTAAACCTGTTATAAAGCATTGGTCATTAGATAAAGAAAAAGAATTTCAAAATTATATTAATGAACCATTTGTTAGAGCTATAAATAAACTACAACAAACTCCATGGCAAATAGATCAAGAGATATTAGAAATAGTTAAGGCTAATCCATTTAAATTCTATAAAACTACTTATATAGAAGATGAAAAGTTAAGAGAAAGTAATAAAAGTAAGAAAGATAGTTATTATTGGTCTATAAAGCAAGCTGAAAATATGGAAAAGAAATTCTATTATTATGTAGATGCTGATTATAGAGGAAGATTATATTATCAAGAACCTTTCTTAAATTATCAAGGTCAAGATTTAGAAAGAGGTTTACTTAAATTTCATAATAAGCAAGAGTTAACTGAAGATAGTTTATATTATTTAAAGATACATACAGCTTCTAGTTATAATCAATCATATAAGAAAGATGAATTACCTAATTGGTTAACTACAGACTATAAACCTTATTTAGAATCAGAAGAATTAGAAACTATATCAGTAGATAAGATGACTCTTCAAGATAGAGCTTTATGGTGTAATTATAATGAAGATCTTATATTAAATACATGGATCAATAAGACTATACATAACTGTGAAAAGCCAGTAGTCTTTCTTGCTTGTTGTAAAGAATGGTATAATATAGAAAATGGTATGGAATATACTACTTTACCAGTAGCTATTGATGGATCTAATAATGGTTGGCAACATCTTGCTGCTATATCTAAAGATCCTAAAGCAGGTAAATTAGTAGGTTTAGTACCAATAGATATTCAAAAAGATTTCTATGTTCAAACTGCTAAGAAATTATATTCATTTATGAAAGATGAAAGATTAAAAGACTTATTATTTAGAATGCCTATGAAAGAGATTAGAAAAGGTATATCTAAAAGAGGTTCTATGACTAGAGCTTATAGTGCAGGTAAAGTAGCTATTGGTAAGAATATGTATGCTGACTGTCATCAAGAAGGATTTACTATTAAATATGGTATTACATTAGATGATTGTATGATATTAGCTGGTACTCTTATTGAGGCTATAAATCATGTATGTCCTGGTCCTCTATCTACTATGTCTTTCTTACAGCAGATGGCAAGTCATATTATTAAAACTAAAGATTATATAGAATGGATTAGTCCTTCTGGATTTCCAGTATTATATGAGAAATATGTAGATAAAGATATGAAATGGAAATCATGGATCTCTAAAAGAAGAATTGAACATGTCTATAAGCAGCCTAAATATAGGAAAGATGAGAACGGTAATTATACTAGACTAATTCCTAGTCCAGGTAAATATGCTAGTGGTATAAGTCCTAATTATATTCATAGTATGGATGCAGCTCATATGGCTATTGTAATAGATAATTGGAGTTCTGATTTTGGTGCTATACATGACTCATTCTCTTGTCATGCTAATAATGTAGAAGATTTATTAGGTTTAACTAAAGATGTATTCGTAAAGATGTACGATCATAAGGATTTCTTTGAAATTATTAAAGAAGTCTTTAATTGTACTGAATTTGAAGCAGATTATACCATCGGACAGTTAAATATACAAGATATTTACAATTCTGATTATTTCTTTGCATAATGCTTAAAATTACTGCCCCTAGCTTCCCGCCAGGGGCTGAAGCAGTATGTTTATGTATAATCTATCATAGGACTACATAAAACCTTGCACGATTAGGAGATGCACATGAACCCAGATACACGTATAATTGACGGTAAAGAGGTAACAGTACGGCCAAGAACAGAAATAAAACACGATGATGACGTATTATCTATTAAAATGATCTATTATAGGAAAGAAGTAATGGATAAAGTAGTAGATTATATAATTAAAATGAGTGGTGAAAGATAAATGTGGAATTTAGAGAGTGAAATTCATAAGAAATTTTATTCACAACAAAATTACTGGTATAAAGATGAAGACGTAATTGAATTCGATGTAGTTATATATAATAAAGATAAAAACAGAAAAGAATATTATGTTGTAGATGCAGATGCCAAAACAAGAACAATAGTGAGTTATAGACTAGCACAATGGTAAAATTTAAAATACATAAGAATGGAAGGATAGGTTTAAATCAAGATAATATAGAACGTATATACAAATATGGAATTATATTTAAAGATGGTAGAGAATTAATACTACCACAAACATTAATAAGAAAAGTAATAAAACAACTCGGCCCCCGGATCCCTGGCAGCTATGTGCATTTGTGAAATGTCATTTACCAACGGAAAAGTATAGGCTGAAATAAAAAACGCCCGGTACAGGATAAAAACCTGTATCGGGCTTTATTTTTTTAGAAGTTATTTCTTCTTACCACCTTTATGCTTTCCCATAATATTCTCCTATAAATCAACTTGTAGTATCTGATTTCCTTTAGCTTTACTAAATAGTTTCTTTCTTCTAGCTTCAGTCTTAGCTATAGTAGATTTATTTCTACTTTGTAATTGAACTGCATCTAATATTTTATCAAATATATAGAGCATCTGCTTAGGATTTAAGGTTTCTATATTAGCTACCTTATTATCTATTCCTTTTAATGCAGCAGAAGCAAGATCGGATTTAACTGCATCCATAATAGGTAGCATGTACCCACCCTTTAGATCTTTCCAAGAATCAGTAAACATCTTATTCATCCACGCTCCATCAACTCCTTGAATAACAGCGGGAATAACTCTACCTCTACCCCAACCACCAGGCTGAGTACCTCTAACAGCAGAACCAGCAGCTTTACCTTTCTGTAAACCAACTCCTCTTATAGTACCTTCCGGAGTAGTTAAACTAAACTCTCCTCTCTGTTGTTTACCAGAGTCAGTAAGTTTAGGACTATATTGCTTAGCACCTATATAATTATCATAACCAATAGCATTCTTTACAGTCATGACTTCATTACTTAACATAGCAACTAAGTTATTAGCTCTTAAAGTTTGACCAACTTGTACCACTTCAGGATCTAGTTCAGCATTAATACTATCAGATAATATATCATGTAAGAACTCTACAACTACATCTTCTGGTGTCTGACCTTTTCTTGCCTTATCTTTTAAAGCATTACGTAGTTTACCACCATCTTCATTTAATATAGCTTGTATCTTATTAGATTGAGGTCCACTAAAGACTGTATCTTCTACAGCTCCTTTAATATTCTTTAAAAGTTGTCCATAACCTAAAGTCATTGGAGGTTTCTTTAAGAATGTAGCTCTATCTAATACTGCTTCTTGTAAAACACGATAGAGGGGCGCCGAAAGATTTGTATTACCAATAAAGTTTTCAGCAGCTGCTTGACCTTCAGCTAACATGTAATCTCTCATGCCATCTCTTAAGTCTCCAGCTCTTTGAATATTTCCTGCTTCTTGTAAAGCATTAGGAACTTTAGCTGCATAATTAAATCTATTAGCTATACTATCTTTACTAACATCAGTATCTATAAGATCTAAGAAGTCAGCAGCAGGTATTCTGCCATGTACTTCTACTTTAACATCACTACCTACTTTAGATGGTCTAATCATTTCAACTACATCAATTAAACCTTCTTCTATTTTCTTACGCATATTATCTAATGTAGCTTGAGTCATATAAAGAGCACCACTCTTATGATGAGGTGGTATACCTTT